AGTGGCAGACGCTTCCGCCGCTCAACTTCAAACCTTAACAACTTAAGGGGTATATTATGGCCGATAACGCATTACGTTGCATCGAAAGTGACTATCCTGCATTACTTGGGCTCGCCGTGGCAATGGGCGTCATTACCATGGACGGATCAACCGTTATACCCGCACAAGGTACGGCGTGGGATTACATCGGGTATAAATTATTCGGAGACCCACCAGAAGAAGGTATGCCGGACACACGAATAATTTTGAAAGACGCGAATGGTAATAAATACGTTCACATCAACGTGCGTACGCCGTTCAGTGTGGGCGAAATGGCGGCGACTGCCGCAGCGTCAAATCCAGCCATCGCCGCCGCGTTGGGAGATCCCGCGCGGTTCTTTGTTACAAACCAAGACGGAACATCCAAAGATCCTGAATTTCCGATGAGGGTGTTCTTATGAAACTATACGATGGTGAACGGCGTTATTGTACAATTCCGACCTGGATCGGAATAGGGGCATGGTACACAAAAAGATTTAACGATCTTTGTAAGGCGCATGATCAGGCATATATTGATCGCACTGGTAAATTAAATGCCGATTTTGCGATGTACAAGGGTATATATGACCGTGGATATTGGTATATTGTGATCCCTGTCTTTTTATTTTTAAACACATTCGGCTTTTTTTATTACTATACAAAATAATTTCATGAGTGTATAAATAATTTATACAAATTTCAAAAGGAGCAACCATGCCCGAAACGGAAACAGTTCAAGAAGTCGTGCAAGAAACAACCCAAGATGACGGATCGCTTTTAGACGTCGGCGCGGATGAGGGCCAGAAAGAAACTGTTACGGAAGAACCTGAAAAAGTTACCGGAAAACCGGATTGGTTATCAGATGATTTATGGGATGCAAAGACAAACGGTCTAAAATCGGACACGGCTTTAAAGAAGATCCAGGATGCTGAAAAGCACGAGAAGATGGCAAAGGATCTGCGCGATAAGCTAGCCCGTCGTGGTTTACCTCCTGAAAAGCCAGAAGATTACAAGATTAATCTTGATGACAAGCCATATAAAGACGCGATTGATATGCCAGACGCAGTGATGAATAAGGTCAAAACAGCGGCCCATAAACTGGGTATTTCACAGGCCCAATTCGGTCCTTTGGCCGATGCTTATTTGTCTGCCATTGCTGAAATAACGACGGCTGACCCAACAGAAGAACAAAAGGCCGCGTTTGTCGAGGCGGAAAAGACACGTCAAGACAGCGAGATCGCCAAGCTGGGATCGAATGGTCATCAGGTCATCCAGGCTGTATCTGGTATGATCCGCGATATGAAAGCCCAAGGGGTTATCACTGACGCTGAAATAGGTATTGCCAAAGAGATTGCCAAAACGGCGGCAGGTGTCCAGTTTCTTAATGCAATGCGTGAACGTATGGGCGGCGATCATGTGCCTATGGCTGATCTAGACCCTGAAGTCACGGGCGGCGTATCTCATTCAACTATTCAAGATTTGATGAACACCGAAGGATATCGCAAGGGCGACGAAAGCGCGGTAATGAAAGTCGAGAAGATGATCGACCAGACAATCCGCGCCGGAAATCCGTTCAAATACAAAATCTAAAATATATGTTGCAAAGTAAATTTTGATATTGATATAATGTTGGTACGACGCGACCCGCATTTAGTGGCGTGGCCTTACCGGATAATCCGGCCCACATATGACATTAGCGGCCCTATCGCAAGATAAGTGGTTCAACTCTTTTCATATGTAAGGTATTAAGATGGCTCAATCAGCATCACAAAACTTTATTACGTCTTTTGACTCTATGGTCAAACAGGCGTATTCTCGCGGTGGGATTTTACGTCCTGCCGTTCGCGTAAAAACTGGCGTGGTTGGTTCCAGCCATGTGTTTCCTAAACTCGGACGTGGCGTCGCCACATTGCGTGTGCCCCAAACGGATGTCGTTCCGATGAACGTGATCCATACAAAGGCAACCGCGACCCTTCAAGATTGGAATGCTCCCGAATATTCGGACATTTTTGATCTGCAAAAACTGTCATTCAACGAACGTCAAGAATTAGCCTCGACTGTGGCCGATGCTTTGGGTCGTCGCGGCGACCAGTTGATCATTAACGCGATGGTTGCTTCTTCGGGTGCCACTGTTGACGTGAACGTCGGCGGATCGACAACTGGTTTAAACCTTGCGAAAATCTTGCGGGCGAAACGCCACCTTGATGATGCTGGTGTACCAAATGATGGTCGTCGGACATTCGTGACCTCTGCCCGTGCTGTTGAGCAAGCTCTGGCCGAAACCACGATTAACTCGGTGGATTACAATGCTTTGCGTCCTTTGATGGAAGGTAGCTTAGACCGTTATGCTGGGTTCAAGTTTGTGTTCATTGAAAGCCGTACAGAAGGCGGTATGCCTTTAGTTTCGACAACCCGTTCTAACTTTGCATTCCATCAGGATGCGGTTGGTTTGGCTGTTGGGCTTGATATGCGTACTTCGGTTGATTGGATTGCTGAAAAGACCTCTTGGTTGATTAACGGCATGATGTCGGCTGGTGCCGTAACGGTTGACGCTCCTGGCGTTGTCCTTGTTCAAACCACTGAAACCTAATAGGAAAGGGTCTTTATTATGGCTTTTGTTCTCGAAAATCTGGTCGCTGTTGGCGGTCAATCCACAAAAGGCCGTGGGCCGCAAATCTGGTCATACGCGACCGCAGATGCGACCGCAACGGTTGATACAAGCGGTTACTTTAATAACGCCGCTGGCTTGTTGGCTGTGGGTGATTTGATCATCCGCACCTCGTTCACTGATGCAACTTTTGCCACTGTTTCGACACAAGGTTTTCATACCGTGTCGTCAAATACTGGTACGGTTGTTGATGTGAACGATACATTGGCCGTAACTGCAACGGATACGGACTAATATTAAGTCGCGCCCGTGCTTTAAAGAATTGGCGCGGCGAGGGGTTTTCCTTTGCCGCGCCTTTCATTTTTATAGGGGGGTCAAATGTCCCAAACAAAATTCTCTATCGCATCCCAAGGCTTTGTTTTAGATCGTGCCAACCCTGTTTCGTCCTTTGATGAAGGATCGAATGAGGCCAATATTGCAACGGAATTTTACGACGCTTGGGCGCGTAATGTCCTGTCGTTGCATCCCTGGTCATTCTGCCGTATTCGCGAACAATTCATCCGGTCTGGGAAAACACAACCAGGCTGGTTATATCTGTATATCATCCCGCCAACTGCCTTGCGGGTTTTTGCCGTTTATAATTCTGGGCAGGAAAATGCCCCACCAGTGCGCCATTTTGAGGTTGTCGCGGATAGTGATGGCCAATATATCGCTTGCAATGAAGAACAGGTATTCGGACTCTATACGTTTTACGCCACAGAGGCCGTATGGCCGGGATGGTTTGTCGAGTTTGCCAAATATTCATGGGCCGCATTGGTGGCCATTCCAATTTCTGATGATGAAGGCCTTGAAAACCAGATGTCCGTTCGGGCATTCGGATCACCTTCGGAAGGCGGTAAGGGTGGTAAGTTTGCCCAAGCGGCCATGATCTCCGATCAACAAAGCCCACCACAACAATATCGTGAAAATGAGATCATAGCGGCGAGGTTCTCATAATGGCACGTCTGCGCCAAATACAACAAAGATTTACCGCAGGAGAGATTGACCCTGCAATGATCGGGCGATCTGACCTTGAGGCTTATTATTCGGCGGCCGAAACACTGACAAACGTCGAGACAACCCCGCAAGGTGGTGTCAAACGGCGCGGAGGCTTGGCAAATCGTGGGCAGATCCTGAAACAATTGACCCGTGAAACATCCTATACGGTCACGGCACCGAATGGCGGTACAACAGGGAACCTGACCGATAATAATACAGGGACGGTTTTCACCACGACGACAAACATCGGGGTAATTAACCCTTATGTAGTCGCGCAATTGGACCTTACAACATCAAAGAATATGGGAAAGGTTGAGATGCGCGGCGTGTCGTTATCGGCTGGGTCATCGTCTGAATTCTTTGCCCAGGTCAGCAATGATGCCGCCTCTTGGTCAACGGTGGGGTCTGCGCTGTCTTTAACGACAACATCCAAGGATTACACCAGGCGCGTCCATGGGTCGTACAGGTATGCCCGTTTGGCCCGTATTGGCACGACGGATCTTGGCACTACCAAGGTGAATGTGAATGATATGCAAATATGGGCCGAGGGGGCGGTGTCTACCGTCAAATTTGTCCCGTTTATATTCAATAATGACCAAACTTATATGATGGTCGTGACGGATAAAAACATTGCTGTTTACAAAGATAAGTTATATGTCATTGACATCCGGGCAGAAGACTACACCACAACAAATTTACGCAAGATATACCGGACACAATATGCCGATACAATGGTCATTGCGAATGAAGACGTCCCGTTAAAAACACTAGTGCGCGGTCTTTCCGATGATATCTGGACGCTGGCCAATGTGACATATGCCAAGGCCCCGTTCTTTAACTTTGTCCCGGTTAATACCAACCCGGCTGTCACCATTACCCCGTCGGCGGTCACGGGAAACGTCACATTGACGGCGGGCGCGGCGGCGTTCACACTTGTGACGGATGTTGGGCAATATATCGAGGCCAATGGTGGCCTGGCCCGTATCGTGTCTGTCACATCGACCACGGTCGTCACGGCTTTTGTTGAGATCCCATTTATCAATACGACGGCGGTGGCCTCTGGGGGCTGGACATTGATGCGCGGATATGAGGCTGTATGGTCTGCCACGCGCGGTTATCCGGCGACGTGCTGTTTCCATGATAATAGACTGGTCATTGGTGGGTCGCGGGATCGTCCGACAACCATTTGGATGTCCCGTGTTGGTGATTATTTTGATTATGAACTGGGCCAACAGTTGGCCGATGATGCCATTGAATACACGATAAACAACGAATACAATGAGATTTCTGGGGTTTATTCTGGCCGCGCCCTGTCCATCTTTACGTCTGGGGCCGAATATGTAGTTAATCAGACATTTGGTGAACCTGTTGCGCCAGAGACAATGAGCGTCCGTCGACAATCATCCATAGGGTCTGAACCCTATTTCGAACCTTTGGAATTTGAGGGCCGGATCAATTATATCCAAAGAGGCGGCCAATCTATTCAAGAATTCCTGTATGATGATGTCCAACAGGCCTATAATAGCGATACCGTGTCCCTATTATCGGCCCACCTGGTCAAGAACCCGACAGCATTTTCCCTGCGTAAGGCAACAAGTACGGATCAAGGTGCCTATATCGTCATCGTCCGGTCGAATGGTGATGGTGCAATCGGGAATATATTACGATCACAAAAGATCACGTCTTTCTGTCGCACGACAACGGATGGCCTTCTGATATCGACGGGCGTGGAAGATGAGGTTATTTGGTACGCTGTTTCACGTGAAATAAACGGGGTGACCAATTATTACCTAGAAAGCCTTGAAACGGACAATCTTTTGGATGCGTCTGTCCGTTTAACGACAGGATTGCCAACTGGAACCATGTCCGGTCTTTCTCACCTTGAGGGCGAAACGGTCAAATTGCTTATTGATGGATCCTTGCAAGAAGACGCTATTGTCACAGGTGGCGCGATTACATTGCCACGCGATCCTGATACAAGCGTTGAGGTTGGTTTAGATTTCTTGGTCACGATTAAAGATCTTCCCGTCGAGGTGCCACAAGTCGGAACCGTGTTAGGGTCAAAGACCAACGTGTCGATCGTGATGTTAAGATTAAAAGAAACGACGGGCATGAAGGTAAACGGAAAACTTGTCACATTCCGTGGGTTTGGTCCAAGCGGTGGCGGGTCTCCTTTGGATGCGCCCCCTCCTGAATATACAGGGGTCTATCGTATGCAAGGGTTTTTAGGGTATGATTACACGGGTCAAGTGACGATAACGCAGGATAGCCCCGCCAAAATGAACTTATTGGCGATGGCAAAGAAAGTGAGGGTACAATAATGTTTGCGGCACCTTTAGCATTAGCGGCGATGTCTGGCACGGCTGTCACAACTGGGACCCTCTTGGCTGTCGGCCTTGGCGGGTTGTCATCATATGCCCAATTCCAGAAGGGAAGAACAGAAAATGAGATGGCAAAGGCACAGGCAAGACAGGCGGATGTGAATGCCCGTCTTGAAACGGTCAAGGGTAAACAAGAAGGCCTGGCCATTAAGGAACAACGGGACCGGACAATCGCGTCGATCAATGCGACATTTGCGGCACGCGGCGGGTCAACGAATAGCGGGTCACCTTTGACGGCCATGCGTATATCTGAAAACAATGCGGCGAATGCATTAGATACATCAAATTTCAATTCAAGTATGCGGTCACTATCTGATCGCAATCGCGCGTCGACCCTGCGGGCAGAGGGAAAAAGCGCGCAACAAATTGGCTTTATTAAAGCGGTTACAAATGATCCGTCAAAATCATTTTCTAGTTTGTTGGGGGTTTAAATGGTCTCGCCTGTAGGAATTATCCGAAATCCTGGGATGACGGTCGACCGTATGGTTGAAGTCCAACCCGCTGGCAAAACGATGGTATCGGGATTAAAGCAATTTGGGCAGGAATTGAATACCCAGAGTGAGGGCATATTCAACCGCGAACGTGAAAACGCCTATAACGAATATTCTATCCAATTATCAGAAAACCTTGAACGAATTGAGCAAGAAAATATATCGGATCCCGCCAAGTTTTCCGCGTCTGCCCGTAATTATTATAAGGGTTTTTCGTCAAAGATCAGAGACCAGAACATTACGGGGGCGTTAGATAAACAATTTGCGTCTTGGCAGATGACGGCCAACCGTCGCGTCAATGGTAATTTTGAAAATAACCTGAACCAACAAGCCCAATATGGGTCCTTAAAGGTATTGGATCGCCTTGAAAGTGAAATGGCCTCGATTGGTCCTGATTTCTTTAACAAGGATCCAGTGGCAAGCGCGGGCGCGGCTGTTCGGTTTAAGGACCTGATGGGCCGCTATCAAGGGGCCGTAACCCAACAAAAGACAGATGGGTCATTCTTGTTCAGCCCTGAATTTGCCGTCAATAAGCAATCACAGATGATTGACCGCACCGTCGGACAGGCTTTGACAAATTATATCAAGACGGATAAAGACCCCGTCGCGACATTACAGGCGATCAAAGAAAACAAAACGCCGGATATGTCTGGGGTGTTTGGTGTTGCAAATCCTTTGGAACTGTTAAGCCCCGAGGGGCGCGATCGTGCCATGGCTCTGGCTGAACAGGCAATCTCGCAAAGAGAAGAGATGGCTTTAAGCCAATGGGGTGTTTCAAAGGCGGCGATCAAGGTCAGGATGGCAGAAGATCCATTGTCGATCGACACGGTTAAGGAAATGGAAACATTCACGGCGGCCATTGGCAGCACGTTGACACCCGCAACCCAAAACAAAATTAAACAAGAGATGCTTGGGATAGAAGAAGATCGCGTTAAAGCGACAAAAGATTACCGTCAAGCGGCCCCATATTTAAGCGGGATGACCACATTTGACGGGTCTGATCAGTCTAAAAAGGCGATCGAAACGGGTTATGAGTTCTTGCATAAACAGGGTAAACCACTGGGTGATCGGGCCAAATGGTTGGTTGGCACGGGTATCAACACAATCCCTGGGGCCTTCGCCAATGAGATCGAGGCCGGATTGCAGGCGGCCATTAAAAAACAGGATGGCAAGGCTGTTGCGGAACTGGCCGAGGTATACGACATGATGACGGTGAATAGCCCCATCACGGCGGCAGATCTTGATCAAAAACTGTCCGACAAAACTCAATCTGTCTTGATGCAATTCCGGGATATGGCCCGCCTTGGCGGGGTTGGTCCCGAAATGTTCAAAGACGCGCAACGGATCATGGAAGTCGGCAAAGAAGATATGGCATCCCTGAAAAAAGATGTTGCCGAATTTGAAAAAGGGAATGATTTTAAAAAGCTGGCGGCTGGTTCCATTGATAAAAGCATCCTGCCCTTTACCGCGCCAGACACGCAAGACGCGATCACGCGGCAGGCGGCCAATGACTTCCGCAAGATATTTACGACAAAATATATTGCAACGCGGGATGAAAAATATGCCAAAGAGGCCGCGTCAAAATTGACGGCTGGTCTTTATCATCCAACGTCATTTGCTCGTGAAGGGTTTATGCGTATGGCCCCCGAGGCCCATTATGCTGTACCGAATGACACGGACACGACATGGATGAAAGACGACCTCGCCCTGGCGTATGAGACATTGCCAGGCGTTAAACCAGAAGATTTTGACAATGTGCAGTTGGTTGCGGACCCCCGCGCGGATCCAAAGACAAAGGCCCCTGAATATCTGATCACATTAAGTGATCGTACGTCTGACCGTTTTGATAGTCTGGGGTATACCTGGAAACCTGACCGCGAGGCGCGGGTGCATTTTAACACGATGAAAGCGGCCGGAAAACTGGACGGAGAATATTTTAAAAAGGTCGAGGGTCTGAATGCTGGTTATGATTATAAGAAATGGTTACGGGATTGGAATGCTGGGAAGTTTAACCGTGGCATATCTAATTTAAACCCGAATGATGTTTTTGAACTTGGGGTCATCCAACAAGAAAGCGGCGGGCGGCAATTTGGCAGTGACGGACAACCCATAAAAAGCAATAAGGGCGCGTTAGGTATTGCCCAAGTCATGCCCGAAACGGCTCCCGAGGCGGCAAAGCTGGCTGGTCTTGAATTTGATGAAAACAAATATCGGAATGACCCATCCTACAATAAAGCGATAGGACAGGCTTATTTCAACAAACAGGTCGACAGTTTCGGCGATATGACGCTAGCTTTGATGGCGTATAATGCCGGGCCTGGGGCTGTTGATAAATATCTGGAAAAGCATGGTGACCCGCGCAAAAACGAGATCACGATGAATGACTTTATTGATAAGTTCCCGTATGCTGAAACACGTACATACGTAAAAAAGATTTCTAAGAGGTTAGCAGATGCCCGTTAGGAAAGAGCAACTTTACGTCAATGAAATGCTGGGTGATCGCGGCTTCCGTCCAGAACCTATTCCAGAAACAACACAACAAGGATCCGTTGGGGTATCAACGGCGGCCTTCGGTGAAAGTTTTCTGGGTAAGATGTCGATGGCGGGATACGATTATTTTATGGGTCCGGAATTTCATGCCGATCCTGAATATGATCCCTATAACGATATTATTGCGGATGATGTGTCCGGCTGGGCAAATTACCTGGGCGATGCAGGGTCAAAAGACGAATATATACACCGCAAGGCAATGGTTGATCAGTCTGTAGAGAATGAGCGGATCTTGGCCGATGGCGGATGGTCTGGTGTTGGTTATCAATTGATGTGGGGTTTGGCCGATCCGGTAAATTTTGTCCCGATGATGGGGGCCGCGTCAAAGGTTGCTAAGGCGACAAAAAGCATCAGCGCGACGGCCCTGGCAACAGGCGCGATCGGGGCGGCGGCGCAAGGTGTGCAAGAGGCTGTCGTTTCACAGGTTGACCCAAACTTTAATCAAGACGACGCATTGATGGCAATCGGTGCAGTTGGGGCGTTATCGGCTGTTATGGGGCCGCTTGCCATGAAAACACTTGACCCGAGTACGCGCGATGCGTTCGCCTCTGGGTACGATAGTATGTTACGCGGCTTTTCAAAGGATACCGATATCCCGACGTTTGGCGCGGGTACGGCGGGCGCGGCGCGTGTAACGGACGGTATTACCAAAGAGACATTGGAACCATTAAATACTCTGGGCGTGGCCCGTACAGGACAATTCATAGGCCCTCAAACGCGGTTACGCGCAAGCCCATCAGAGGCTGTTCGTCGGTTCAATGCGCAGATCAACGAAACATCCTTGATGACAGAAGGAAACGCCAAGGGCCAGGCCAGTATGATCCCGATCGAGGCCGAGAAACGAGTTTATTTTGCCTTGGAAAGTAATGCGCGGCAAATGACTGGCGACGCATACACAGCTTATCGTAAATCCCTGACCGGGAAAACGGGCAATTGGATATCGAACGATGTTAAAGATATAACGGGAATATCAAATAAGTCTGGTATTTTGACCCGTCAACAATTCTATGACCGCGTTGGGATGGCCATGCGCCGTGATGATAAGGCCCCGTTCACCGATTTTTCGGATGCCAACCCGTTTATTGAACAGGCGGCTGGCGCAAATCGCCAAGTGTCTGGGGTTGTCTTGAAAGAGATGTTGGACAGTGGATATCTTAAAGATATGCCAGATCTGCAAGGGACGGCGGAAAGCTGGTTCATGCGTATCTATAACCATGACAAGATTGTCGCTGATCGTCCTGCTTTAGAACATGGCCTTACACAATATTATATCAAATCACGTGATGAGGCCGTCGCCCAAATATCGACAAAAGAGGCTGAATTGCAATCTGCCCGCACCGCGCGTGAAACGCTGCGTCGGTCTTTGGATCGGGTTGCAAAAGATCAAAGAGTGAATGAGCGTGAGACCTTAAAGGAAATGTCCCGCCTGGACGGTAAGATCAAAGCCCATGAACGCGATCTGACAAAGATCATGCGCAATTATGATGAACTTCAAAAGCGTGCCAGTGCTGTTGAACCGATGGATGCTGTTCCGGCGCAAGAATACGTAAATAATTTATTTAAAGATATTAAATCAAACCCCATCGGGAAGTTGGAAGAATTTCGCCTATTGCCCACTATCCGGAAACTTGGCGGGATTGCGGAAGATAAAGAGGCTATGGGGCCGGATCTTCTGGGCCAAGGAACGGCTGGGCAAAATAACCGTCAAGACTTACGTGGCATATTAGACACGCAAGCGCGGTCTGTATTTCGGAAGGACGGAAAGCCTTTGGATATGATGCGCGAGGCATTGGCAGAGCGTGGTTGGTTACCGGAAGACAGTGACATAAATGACCTTTTGAACCTGATTGAACAGGATGCGAAACTGTCGCCCGTTTATGACCCTGCCGTCCTGGATAAGGTAATTGATGCCCAATCCCGCGCGGACATGATTGATGAACTGGATCTGGAAATGGATCGTAGTCTGGGCGTATCTCTGGCCAATATTAAAACAGCCAAGGAACTTGATTTCTATATGGGCCAATTAAACGGGGGCGAGGCTTTCCGCGAGTTTTCGCAAAGTACGACGGCGCAACGGGCCAAATATCGTGAGATGCAACTAAATATGTCTCGTTATGAGCGCACGATAAAATCCATGAATGACGATTTGGACAATGCCCTGACCGATTTAATGTCGGTTAAGAATTCGGTTGATGAGATCCGCGCCAATCGCACAAATGTGGCCGATGTCTTGAAACAAGGACGCAAGGACCTGGCCGCGTCTGGTAAAAAAATGGACGGGATGTACAAGGATATCGACACCCTGAAATTTAAAAACAAGATCTGGGATGAAGAACTGCAAGGGAACGCGCGGACAACGGTCGAACGTATCCTTGGGTCGCCCATGGGTCTTTTGGAATATGAAGATGTAATGAGCAGTGCACGGGGTATTGACCCCTCCAAAGCTGGCACGCGCGGGAACAAGGCTCGTAAATTAACTATGCCGGATACGTACGAGTGGGAATATCAAGGCAAAAAGTATTCATTGGAAGATTTTCTGCGCAGTGACCCAAGCCAAATGATGTCGGCCCAAATGCGATCAGTTGTCCCTGATCTGTTGATGTATCGTCGTTTCGGTACGGTTGATGAACAACATATCTTGCGGGCTGTTTCCGACGATTACAAAAAACTTGAAGATGCGGCCAAAACACCCAAGGCCAAGGCAAAGATCGAAAAGCAAAAGAAACAGGATCTAGAAGATTTGCGGGATACCATTGCAATGCACCGTGGTTTATACGCAGATCGGGATGATTATTTCAAAGCCTTACCAACGGCGTTGCGCACGGCCCGCCAAGTCAATTACCTGTCCCTTATGGGAGAGATGGCGATTTCGTCGGCGGCGGATATCGGGTCATTGGTTTCCCAATATGGTATGCGCAAGGTTTTCGGTAACCTATTGCCCGCTTTTGTCGAAAATATGCGTAGCGAAATTATGAAGATGGCGGCAGACGATGCAAAGAAATTGATTGTCGGTGTTGAAAGTGTCATGAACTCTATGCACGTGAGATTGAATGACGCGGACATATATGCCCCGGCGGCCAATAAAGCCGAAGGCGGATTAAATTATTTATCTGGTGCAATGCAAAAGATATCCTTGATGAATGTCTGGTTGGATGCCCTTCGCCCATTGGCGGCCATTCTGGAACAAGACCGGATTGTTAGTCTTGCGATGAAAAACGCAAGCGGGCAAAGGTTGACAAAACTTGAAATCGCAGAAATTAGCGCACGTTTCCTGTCTGAAGATGATATGAATGTTATTGCGGATCAGTTTGTAAAACACGGTTCTGTTGAGAATGGGACGGTCGGCGGTAAACTTCTGGTGCCAAATGTTAAATCATGGGATGTCAGTAACCCTGCCATTGCCGATGTCCAGCGTCGCTTGCGCGTGGCCGTCGCCAAAGAGGTTGACACCTTAATCATCAAGCCTGGAACCGAAATACCTAAGACGATGAAAAAGGGCGGTGCCGTAACAAGCATTATGCAATTCAAATCATTTATGTTTGCGGCGAATGATCGTCTGCTGGCGCGGTCCGCGCAACGGTTGGCCCTGGGTGATAAACGCTTGGTCATGGGTATGACTTCTTTGGTGGGCCTCGGGATGATGTCATACGCCTTAAAAGCCACGTTGGCGGGTAAGGAAATGTCAGACAAACCGCAAGATTGGTTGATGGAAGGGATTGACCGTTCTGGAATGCTGGGGTTCTTTGGTGAGGTGAATAATATCACTGAAAAATTATCCGCCAATCGGATCGGTATGCGTCCGGCTTTGGATATCTCGCCCGCGACACGGTACATCAACCGGAACACTTTAGAAACGGCCCTTGGGCCAAGTGCGCGGATCGTTCAGGACTTTGGAACGACAACCCAATCTTTATCCACATACGGGAATATGACGGAGACAGATTTAAATCGTTGGCGGCGATATATGCCCTTCCAAAATGCTATCGGTTTCAGGTATCTTTATGATGGAATGGTCGAGGGTACTTCTGATATATTTAACCTACCGGAAAAGAGGTAACGCAATATGTCTATGAATTTAAATGATGGGATCGCACAAGTCATCGCAACAGGCGGCGAATTGTCTATCCCATGGGATTTTAAAATATCTGATCGGTCTGAATTAAGGGTTGTTCGTACGCGCGGCACGTCCGATGAAGTGTTGGTCTTAAATAGCACGTACACGATTGCAGATGATCAATTAAACCAGGACCTGGGTGGCATTGCCGTTTTGGCCGGATCTGCGACCCCTGCCGTTGCGGGTGATATTTATACCCTATTGCTTGATACTCAATTTGCCCGTGGGACATCTTTTGGATCATCCGACTTTAACCAGGCTGGCGATCTCTTTGCGAATGTGTTGAATAACCAATTTGATAATATTGTCCGTATGTGTCAACGCCTTGGTCGAGATGTTGCAAAATCCCTTAAATTTGATGAAACGTTGGATATTCCGACGGCGACAATTGTGACGGCCCCTGTTGATGGTGAATTGTTGGCGTTTCAGGGATCTGGTGGCGATGTCGTCGGTGTTACCTTGGGAACGATTGCCAATTTGAGCACAACTTTTACAAGCTTAACCGCGGGCGATAGCCTTGATTATAACGGGACAAACTGGGTCAACCGTCGCCATTTATCGTCCCTTGGGTCAAACATTGCATCGGCTAGCACAACCGCTTTGGGCGCGGCGGATAGTGATTTCGTCACGGTGACGGGAACGACGGGCATCACGTCGTTTGGAACTCCTGCCACATTCTCCCGTAAACATATATGGGCTGTGTTCTCTGGTATTGTTACGTTGACGCATAATGCGACCTCACTGATTTTACCGGGTGCTGAGAACTATACGACGGCGGCTGGTGATGTCCTTGAATGCGTCCATATCAGCGGCGCAAATTGGCGCGTTGTGACGATCCCAAAGGCAAATGGAACCGCTGTGGTAGCCCCTGCCAGCATAACATTAGGTACACCAGTCGCAGCAACATCAGGAACAGCAATTGATTTTACAGGAATACCCCCAGCAACCAAGAGAATAGTTATCTCTTTAGAAGCGGTTGGCAGAAACGGCTTATCGAGTTATGTGGTTCAACTTGGAGATGCCGGGGGTGTTGAGACCAGTGGGTATAGCTCTGTTAAATCTCTTATTGATACTGGAACAAGTACAATAACGTCGAGTCTTTTTTTAGTTCTTGGGGATAGCGTAACAACTATAACAGGGCAGCTCATTTTAAATCTTATGAATTCTTCTTTAAATTTATGGACCGCGAGTGGTGCTTTCAGAGATAACGGTGGTACAAGCCGGATGTATGTCGGGGCAGGTTCGAAAGCCTTATCCGCAGTTCTTGACAGAGTACGTCTGACAACGACTTCCGGGACCGATACTTTTAATGCTGGATCAGTAAACATTCAATATGAATAGAGGATAAATTATGTACGTTATGATCAGAACAAATATACTAGATGGTATAAAAGAAACCGAAAAAGCTGCATACGCGGCTAAATTAGCATCAGACCTTGCCGCCAAACCAATGAAAGACTGGGAACGCGCTATGGCAGAAACAGACGCGAAGTTACCGCGTTATGCGGAAGATATTATTGATGCAATGGATACACCAACGCGCGATAAGATCGCAAAGAAAACGATTGATGCGTATAATGAGAAAAAATTAACTCGTGCGGAAAAGCCATAATGTCAAAGAAAAAACACCCACTTTTGAGGTTTGATAATCATGTGTCTATTGGGCACGTGACAACGACCGTATGCATCTTAATTGCCGGAATACTATGGTATGCGAATACAGAAAACAGGTTATCCCAACTTGAGCAACGTTATGTCGAGGTTTCTGAAACAATAGAGAAACAAAACAGAGAATTTAACGATAAGGTACGTGATCAAAAGAATGAGATCAAAGACGATATTCGTGATATTAAAGATTACCTGAAATCTATTGATGAAAAATTAGATGGCAAGGCAGATAAAAAGTAAAAAAATATATCGTGAGGTGTCACAATATAGAATGCCAGAAAGAAAAGGCATAATTGTAAGTTTATTTAATGAGCAATGCGGGTATTGCTGTTATTGTTCAGAGAAGATGACACTGAAATTAGGGAAGAAACGGACTGCAACGGTTGAACATATATTACCTAGATCATATGGCGGGAAAAATGAATTTAACTTAGCCGCCGCGTGCGATTACTGTAATAATGAAAGGGGCAATATGCCCCTTTTAATTTATTTATTATCAAAAAAATATAATAAGACACGACATAGACATTCGTTAAAGTCGTTTAATATTAGGGGGTAAAAATGGAAAAGAACAAGCTGTTGGATGATCTCAAACGTCATGAAGGATTTGTTCCGCACGTTTATACCTTGCGTTTTTTTCTATATGGATGAGTAGATGCCTCATTAAGAGACCAGCCCTCAAATATTCTATTTGCAAACGTCGATCTTGGTATGCCATTTAGTATAGCTATGCGTGAATATAATATCCCGTCCTTATTTTTATAAGTATAATTACGATTTCCAGATTGGATATAAGCGTTTGCCCATCTACAATTTTCTGGGCTATATATACCATTTACATCAATTCGGTCTATTGATAATTCTTTCGAGTACTCATTATTAATGGCCCATTCTTCGAATGCCCCAAAGTTATTTAACCATAGATCACACATTACTATACCGCGCCCCCCATAATTATGAAATCCAGAAGAATTTTTGTTATAGCATCTATTTTTAATCGACTTATATCGAACATACAAATCTGTTTTAGATTTACCGTGTGTTTTCATATTTTTAGATGTTTTTTCACGTCTAACATGCCCACAAGACAAATACTTACCACATCTTAAATCAGCTCCAACAGCGTTTATAGTATTACCACACGAACATAAACATTCCCAAATAGCGGCACCATTTTTTGTGTTGCCTGACTTCCTAAGTACTGTAAGTTGGTGTATGATTGAACCTGACATATCTTTTAATCTAGGGTGAGACATTTTTTATTTTCCTTCCTTATATATACAATGATACAATGAGGTTTTATAATGGACAAGCAAAAATTAATAGAAGACCTTAAAAGACACGAAGGCTTCATTCCTTATGCATATGTTTGTACGTCTGGATTTTTAACCATTGGGTACGGCACATTGATCGACCAAAAGGCGGGCGGCGGCATTCCAGAAGACATATGCGCCTTAATATTGGCGCGCCATGTTGATGATAATGTGGATAAGGTCAACACGGTCATGCCATGGTTAAAAAAGCACCCTGAACACGTTCAGAGGGCAGTTCATAATATGTGTTACCAGATGGGGGTTACAGGAGTTTTGAAATTTGCCAAAACTTTAGGTATGATAAAGGAAGGGAAGTATCACGCGGCGGCGGATAATGCCCTGTTGAGTAAGTGGGCGAAACAAACGCCAAAACGTGCAAAAGAGGTAACTGATTTATTAAGGGGGGTATCATGATACTGGTAGAATTTTTTAAAGCGGATGAAGGTTCATTGTCGATGACCCGCCTTTTGTGCTTTATCTCGATTTTCCCTGCGTCGTATGTCCTTTTGACAAATCCGTCGGAAGGTATGCTTGGGTTTTATCTTGGGGCCTATGTCGGAGGGTATCTTGGGGGCAAGGGCGCGGATGTTATGAGAGGCAGAAAAAATGCCGATGTTAATTAAATACTGGCAATTGATCGCGGGGGCCGGCGTTGCACTGGTCTTTGCGTATCTTTTGCACAGTGTTATCTTGTCGGCGAGTTTATCGGCGCAAGAGACCGAATTAAAAGCGGCTTGCCGCGCGGCCCAAAACATACCTTATGAGGTGTCAAATGAATACCAGAATGATCTTGCCGATCTTAATTATCGGCTGTCTGTCCTTAACCGCGTGCGGTCATGTGTGCCAATTTCCGGTGCCCCCTGCCGATGTGATGAGACCGCCAAAGGACAAGGATATGGTCGGGCGGATGGGGTTAATTCTGTCACCTTATACGACTACGCAGGAGATGCCGAAAGGTACAGGCTCCAATTGATCGCGTGCCAAAGTTTTGTAAAGAAAACGGCCCAATAAAGGGCCGCTTTTTTATCCATTTATATAGGCATAAAGCCCGTGCATAACACCCATGAAACCGATCATGAATATATACGCGCCAAGGAATGCCCCGGCAATTATTAAGATAATTTCGATGCGTTCAGTATTAAAGTTTTTCATTTATTTTTTCTCCTTCTATCCAATTGTACTTAAACGATGCTATTATTATATCTTTTCCATCTGGTGCGTCTTTTTCAAAATCTTTTTGTGAAAAATAAAATTGATAAAAATGTTTGTTTGTCTTTTTAGATAAAAAGACATTTACCCAAACAGTTTCTTCGCGCGGTATTGTGTATGGAATACGCAAGGTAAAATCATTAAAAACTGTATTTATAACCGACCCATCTAATTTATGGCAATATGTGTCATTAGTTTTATCGTGCCATACCAACATATCTATTTTCCCGATTTTAACAACAACGGATGGCCACCCGCCTTTTGTTAGCCATTGGGACCCAACTGTAAATTTATTTTTCATTTTATACCCCTTTCAATGAAAAAGTGTTGTCGTCGTGCTTGTGGATAATGCCGTCTTTTATCATTGCGTTTAAAGACTTTTGAGTGCTTGCCATTGATTTGCTATTAATAGATTTTGTTATTTCTGATAATGTTTTATTACCGTTTCCGTTTAAAGAAATAAAGATTTTATCCTTTTGGTTTAATTCTTTCATAGGCTCGATTGTCGCCACGGCATGGGCTGTCCCGTATTGCCCGATAAGATATTCAAGAGCGTCAAATATCTCAATCAGTTTACCCTTAGGCAAGGCGTGCATATCGGCGGGGTTGTACTCTCCAATCTTCATTACCCATGCATTATTTTGTGCCCATAAGACAAGATTTTGTAAGTGCTGTTTATCCATTATTTTAACTCCGTCATTAAGTCTGGTTGGGTTGATGTATCATAAACGCCTTGTGGGGCTGTTACCTCTTTCTCAAACACCACGTCAATCGCGCCGGATCCTTGGTCTTTCTCGATATAGGCGGCGTGTCCTGTGGTCTCGTGGTGTGTCTCGATTGCGGCGGCCCGTTGCACCATGGTGGGCAATTGCGGGGCCAGGGCGCGTATGGCTGTCTTGATATACATGGGCGCGGGATTGTCAATCCATGGGGTCTTTTTGCTCGGATCCTTGGCGTATGCCTTATAAGATGCGCTCGATGCCCTGGCCTTGAATATATCTTCAAGCCCCATGACCTTAAATATCTCAACACCCTGGGGGTTCTTGGCAATGGCATAAGCCCCGACAATCTCGCCCCTGTTATTACCAAACGGGTCTTTGACACGGTGCCGGATGAATTGGTTTGTCCCAAATTCAAATTCAAAATCATCACCTGCGCGGACAATGTTGCCGGATACATAAAACCCCGCATTCTGGGCAAGGGTGATATATCCCTTATACCCTGGGATGAACTGGGCGCGTTTTGTGCCACGGTCATAGAAGGGCAGGATATAGGCAAGGCCGATCTTCGCGTCAACCTCAAGCCCAAGGACGGCGGCGGTCATCACGGCGCGAAAAAGGCTGGTGCGCTCGCAATCCATTAAGGACGGCGTGTCCTGAACGGCGGTGATGACCATGCGGATCATCTTCTCTGGGGTTATGTGGGCGGGTAGAACGCTGGCAAGCTCGGGGGCCAGACGTTCAAGGGCCGGGCGCAATTCCGTATTGATGCGCGACACGATCGGATTGTTTGATGGGGCTGGTACGTTCATGATGTTTCCTATGGTACGAATTGATCAAGCGGATCGGTTGTGGTTACGGCTTCAAGTACTTTCATTCTCAATGCACCGTTTGTTGAGAATTTAACAGTTACGGAAACGTTTCCCGTGTGGGCTGTTGTGATACGCAATGGATCCGGTCCGACTTTCATCATCGCATGAAGGATGCGGGCTTTCATTTCTTCTTTAATCTTTTTCTGGGCCAATTCTTCCTTTGATGCGTGTAAGTAATCCCTGGCCCATTGCTCAAATTCACGGTTTCCCGTCAAATCAATATAGTCGTGGGTCATATCGTCTGCGGCCTTGAATAGATCGACAACCGTGTCATAATCCTGCGCCCCCAATAATGACGGCTCCTTGCCATTGGTCAGGTCAAGCCAGAATTGAGATGATCGCTTTATGATCAAATCGCATACGCGCGTATCCAATTCCCGAAACATAACCCGTATATCTTCTGGGTTCCCGGCGTGCATCGACCCGATCGCTGTCCACCTGAATGGGGCAAGACCCTGCGCCTTCCTGGCCGCATTAGTGACAAGCAATTCCTGCTGAACCTGTAACTCGACCATCCGGGGCGCGCGGGTTGATGTCCATCCGGGGGCAAAATCTTGGACGTTCTTGATCTGGACTATGCCCGGCCCATGCTCCGGGTGCGTACAATAATAATCCAGGGTGCACCCAAGCCAGGGAAACTGTGGGTGTTCGTGGTATTCGTCACATTTTACCATTTCCCATTGGTAATGCTCTGTAATCAGAGCTGCGATCACTGGCTCCATAATCTGGCCGAAACGTGCCAGGATGTTGTCGCCATTATCCTGTAAGTTACCGTTCTTTGAATGATAAAGGGAATATGGTGTTAGATACGAGCTTTCACCAAATAGACAACTGATCTCCGACGCGCCGATGTGTTTGCGGCGCAATTCTCTCCAGTGCATATCATCGCGGATCTTGGTGATCATTTTAATCTCTGTAATATTCAAAATATAGGTTTGTGTTGATTGCTTGGATATAGCGGCGTTTATTGTTGAAATAAAAATAGCGTCCTAATGTGATAGGCATTTCCCTCAACATCTTTGGCGCGTCGCTGTCATAAATGTATTCTTGGCATTCAAAATCAAAATAATCCTGTGCGGATTTTAAGGCTTGATCTGGCGTTTCATAGTCATCATCAAACCAATCATCGCCACGATTACGGACAGAGTTATAGGCGATGGTCCAGTATGTTTTACGGCGCAATATCTTGTTGATGAATGCCCAGAATTTGCTTGGTGTCACGTTGATCATTGTTGATTTCATGGTGATTTCTCCCTGTTGATTTCTCTATTCTACACAATTCAAACCCACTGTCAATAAATATTTTTAATGTTGACATTATCTTTTTAGTATGTCATAAATTCATTAACAAGGTGGTTAAAATGAAGATTGACACAAAACAGATTATTGATACCTGGGTGCCACGGTTGAGAAAACTGAAAATAAGGCAATACCAGTTTGCCAAATTGTCGGGGGTTCACGCCTCACAGTTCAGTCAATATGTGAGCGATCGGATACAACCGACAACGGCATCTTTTGAGAAGATCGAGAATAAAATACGTGAATTGGAAGATGGCATCCATTGATCGCCCTGGTTTACGTTTTTACCCCACTGCCCCCCGCGCAGTGGGGTTTTTTAATTCCTAAATTAAGCGGACAAAATAAAAAAAATAAAACATAGTTTTGATGCTTGACATGATAAAAATATTTAAGGATAGTGGCGTCGGCGGCGGGTTTGATCACCCCTAGCCAGTTATCCATGCGCTGGGCCGCTATTTTACTTCTAGCATGGAAGAAAGCATGGAAAAATAATTATGCAATGGTTCCGGTTTTATGCCGACGTTTTAAACAATCAAAAGGTCCAATCCCTGGATGGCGAGG